TCACTCACGATGGCGGTACTACTTGGTACGGCTTCACTGCTGGACAGGGAATGGCTTAATGAGCAGTTCTTCACGCAAAATGCTACAAGCCGCCGCTGGTGTTGGCGGTGGTGACTTCTATCCATATACGGTGGATTACTCTGCGCGGTTTAACTATGCGGATTCTAGTAAATTAACTAGAACACCTCCTACCCCAACAGACAACAAAAAGTTTACATATAGTGTGTGGATTAAAAAGTCTGCTATTGGCCCTGCAAGCACTGATACCTCATTTATGTTGGGGGCTGCTACCGATAATACTAACTATGCGCATATCCATATTCAAGGAGATTACTTTTGGTACATAGACTATAACGGGTCTAATACAACATCTCTTAGAACATACCAGAAAAAACTTTTTAGGGATGTATCAGCTTGGTATCACGTTGTAGTTGCAGTAGACACAACTCAAGCAACAAGCACTGATAGAGTAAAAATATATTTTAATGGCGAGCAGTTTACTGATTGGAGTACAGGAACATCATCTGATACTTATCCTGCTCAAAATTACGTTACAAGAATAAACAATACAATTCTTCAAACAATAGGCACTGGTGCGCAACCAGCTTATTCTGCACATTATTACAGTGGTTACTTAGCTGAATCAGCATTTGTAGACGGACAGCAATTACCAGTCACAGACTTTGGTGAATTTAAAAACGGTGTCTGGGTTCCAAAGAACTTATCAGGACTAGCATTCGGTAATAGTGGCTTCTACTTAGACTTCTCCAACTCTGCCGCACTCGGCACAGACGTATCAGGCAACGGTAACAATTTCACATCTTCAGGGCTGACAAGTTCAGACCAGATGATTGATACGCCTACGAATAACTTTGCTACAATAAATGTTCTGGATGGGGATAGTTCTGCAACTTATAGCGAAGGCAATTTATCCATTAATCATGGAGTTACTAACAGTTGGAGGTCATATCAGTCAACCATTTCGTTTGATATTGCAGATGATTATTATATGGAAGTCACCGCTGATAATATTACAAGCGGGAGAATAATTGTTGGTATTGTTGAAGAAGGATTTAGCGGAAAAATTGTAAGTGCGTCAGGTAATCGTTTTTGGTCAGGAGAGCAGACAGGCACGACAGGATATGGTTACTATGGCGAAAATGGATATGTTTATTCATCAGGTTCTGCAGTTACTACCAAAAGTGCCTATGTTACAGGGGATGTTATCGGAGTTCATGTTTCTAATGGTAGCCTAACATTTTACAAGAATAATGTTTCTCAAGGCGTTGTTGCATCTGGTCTTTCTGGACGGTGGACATTTGCGGTGGGTATATACACTTCAGGAGATGATGCATCAGTTAAATTTGGGCAGTCCGGATTTACTTACACGCCTCCAACTGGCGCACTAGCACTCTGCACAGCCAACCTCCCAGAACCCACAATCGGGCCAAATAGTGCTACAACGTCTGATGAGAATTTTAATACTGTGTTGTATACGGGTAATGGCACAACCAATGCTATATCAGGTGTTGGATTTCAGCCTGATTTAGTATGGTTAAAAAATAGAAATTACGGGGCAGGTACAAACCATGTATTGATTGATGCTATTCGTGGAGCATCAAATGGACTTGCTTCCAACCTAACCAATGGTGTTTTTCCTACTACTGGTAATTTCTCTAGTATAAATAGTGATGGTTTTACTGTCGATGGGACAACTCACGACTACAACTACACAACTGATTCTTTTGTTGCTTGGAACTGGAAAGGCAATGGCTCTGGTGTATCCAACACAGACGGTTCTATAACATCTACTGTGTCTGCTAATCAGGATGCTGGCATTAGTATTGTTAAATACACGGGTAATGCAGTATCAGGCGCAACTATAGGTCACGGGTTGGGCGTTGCTCCGAAGGTGATAATACAAAAAGGCAATGCCGCTCTTAACTGGCCCGTTTGGTTTTATGATATCTCATATGGTACAAACAACTTTATACAGTTAAATTTAAACAACGGAACTGTAACTGATTCTACATTTTGGACTTCTACTGCCCCGACATCAACTGTGTTTAGTGTAGGAAACAGCACACATACTAATTCTTCCTCATACTTTAGTATCGCCTACTGCTTTGCCGAAGTAGAAGGGTTCAGCAAGTTCGGAAAATATACCGGGAATGGCTCAACTGACGGCCCCTTTGTGTACACAGGTTTTAGACCTGCTTTTATTATAACCAAGCGCACAGACACAAGTGGTTATTGGTGGGAGTTGGTAGACACAGCAAGAGCGCCATACAATCCTTCAGACCAGACGTTATATGCTAACGTATCTGACGCTGAGTATACTTCTTCTGTGTACGACAAAGACCTGCTGTCCAACGGCTTTAAGATAAGAGGTACAAACGCAGGTCATAACGCATCAGGCGGTACATACATCTTTATGGCATTCGCAGAGATGCCGTTTAAGTATTCCGTGGGGCGTTGATATGGAACGTAGGGAAGGAATAACAATAGGGAATGCGCCAAAGTATTTAGGTTATGAAGATGAGATGTACAAAGTATCAGGCATTTCAGATAAGACCGAAAAGAGCGGTGCGTTGCTCTACGAATGTGAATGCAAGTCATGTGGTGGTACTCATCTGCGTAATGCAAAGCATTTAAAACAGGGCGTGCGTTCACGAGATTGCGATAATTATCGTTCTTGGAACTGGACTGGTCTTGACAGATGGGATGCAATCATAAGACGCACTTATGGTATTACATTAAACGACTACGAAAAGATGCTAAAAGAACAGGGCGGGGGTTGTAAGATTTGTGGCAAAACAGAAGAACAGGAAGGAAGAAGGCTCGCAATAGACCACTGCCATTCTTCTGGGGTTGTGCGTGGAGTTCTTTGCTCAAACTGCAATCAAGCCATTGGTCTATTAAATGATGATGCGGAAGTTATAGAAAAAGCCGCTGAATATATTAAATACGCAAACGCAAGGTAACAGGCAATGAAATATTACGACATAATCAATTCGGCTATTGTTAGTGAGAGACAGATTCTCAAGGCTAATCCGAACACCAGCTTTGCGTTGCCTCTGAGTGATGCGGCTCTGGCTGACCTGAACATGGCTAAACTGTTGGAAGACCCCCGTCCCAGCTACAATGCAGATACCCAGACTGTCATTGAGGGTTCTGTTGAGGAACGTGATGGTTCGTACTACCAGACCTACAGCGTCATAGACCGCAGTGCTGAGGCCATTGCAAACGACTTGGCTAACAAGAAGTCACAGGTTCGCGCACAGCGTAACGCACGGCTGACTGAGACTGACTGGGCCATGATGCCGGACTCCCCGCTTATTGATTATGACAAGGGCTTGATGGCAAGCTACCGTGCTGCCCTGCGTGATGTCCCGGCACAGGCTGGGTTCCCGAACAACCCGCTACCTGAAGGCCCAGACCAGAGGCCCAGTGGTGCTGGAATGAGTGGAGACATTGATAACCCGCAGCCTTCTATTCCGTTTGATTCTTGGACATACAACTCCACAGATTTTGTCTGGGAGCCGCCGATTCCAAAGCCGGATGGCAATGCTGTGTGGGATGAATACGCTTATCAGGCAGATAACACTACTGGATGGGTAACTATAGGAATCTAAAATGGCACTCTCTTACAAAATAGACAAAGTAGTACGCAACACATCTGATGGCGGTGTTATCCGTGTCCGGGCAATAGCCTCTATGGTTGACGGTGATATTACTGTTAGTGACATGGTACATGTTAGTTTTACCCCTGACGCATCTGCCGATGGCTTTATCTCCTTTGACAGTCTTACAGAAGCAGATGTCATTGGCTGGGTAGAATCCTCCATCGATGTGGATGGGGTAACTGCAAGCCTCCAGGCAAAGCTAGACTCTGTTAAGACTCCTACCACTGCTACTGGTATGCCGTGGGTAACTGAAGAACCTGCTGAAGAAGCATAATTTATTTTATGAGAGTGCAAGCTAATGATAGAGGTGATGGCAGCGGTCAGCATAGCAAACTCTGCCTTCACTGCATTAAAGGCGGGTATAGCTAAGGGACACGAACTAAGGGACATGGCCTCAAGTCTTGCTAAGTTCTGGGACGCTAACGAGAAGATACTAGAGGCAAAGATAGAGAACGAGACAGCCTCCGTACTGACCAAGGCAGTTAAGGGCAAGAGTATAGAGGCAGAGGCTATGGAGATTACCATAGCGAAGCACAAGGCAGCGCAGATGGAGAAGGAACTTAAAGAGTTCCTCATCTATTCAGGACAGGGAGAGTTCTACCGGGATATGCTGAGAGAGCGTACCCGGCTAAAGAATGAAAGGCTCAGACTAGCAAGAGCAAGAGCGCAACAGCGAAAGGACATGATAGATATCAGTTTGCTTGTTGGTGTTGTAATAATTGGAAGCATGGCCTTATTGGCTGCGGTTAGTGCGATAGCGGGTTCTATTTAATGGCTAAAGATTCTCGATTAAGCAGGGCTGGCGTAAGCGGCTACAATAAGCCGAAACGCACACCTAAACATCCGACAAAGTCACACGTTGTTGTTGCCAAGGAAGGTGATAAAGTAAAGACGATCAGATTCGGGCAGCAGGGCGTTTCTGGCGCCGGTAGCAATCCAAAGACAGACAAGGAAAAGGCCAGGCAAAAATCATTTAAGGCCAGGCACTCTAAGAATATAGCAAAGGGCAAGATGAGCGCGGCGTATTGGGCCGACAAGGTAAAATGGTAACTACATGGCACTGATACCTTTACAGATACCGCCTGGGATATACCGCAACGGCACTGAGTTTCAGCAGTCCAGCCGATGGCGTGAGGCCAACCTGATCAGATGGGTCGAAAACACCATGCAGCCTGTTGGCGGCTGGAAAAAGCGATCCGTGACTGCCGCAGCCAACAAGATCCGAGGGCTGCTGACCTGGTCAACGAATGCTGACGTCAGGCTTATAGCTGCGGGGACATACGCGAACTTGTACGCATACAACGCCGCCGGTACCAGGTACGACATCACCCCGGCCGGGTTTACTGCAGGCAGGGAAGACGCTGTCGCGTATACAGGGTACGGTGCTGGCGCCTATGGCTATGACGAGTATGGCGTTGGAAGGCAGGACATCACTACGATTGACACTGCCACGACCTGGTCATTAGACACCTGGGGCGAGTATCTTGTCGCGTGCTCATCTGATGACGGTAAGATATATGAGTGGCAGACAGATACCGCCGTCTTGGCGGCTGTACTATCCAACGCGCCCACAGGGAACATAGGCATTGTGGTAACAGACGAGAGGTTCGTATTTGCTCTAGGCGCCGGCGGTGACCCCAGGAAGGTCCAATGGTGCGACAGGGAAAACAACACCTCCTGGACGCCAGCAGCGACTAACGAGGCCGGTGACATCCTCCTGCAGACCGCAGGGAACATAATGTGCGGTATTAAGGTTAAGGGCCAGACGCTGATTATCACAGATATTGATGCGCACTCCGCTACCTACCAGGGACCGCCGTATGTATACGGGTTTGAGCGTGTTGGCACTGCGTGCGGTATTGCGTCCAAGAAGGCCGTTGCGAATACCGATTTCGGCGCGATGTGGATGGGCAAGAAGGCGTTCTTTACCTACGCTGGCGGATCCGTTACCAGGATGCAGTCAGATGTATCTGATTACGTTTTCTCCAATATCAACGAATCGCAGATCAGCAAGGCCTTTGCCGTAACGAATTCTCGCTACTCTGAGGTCTGGTGGTTCTACCCGTCTCAAGACGCAACAGAGTGCAACAGGTATGTCTCATACAATTACCTGGAGAACACCTGGGCGATAGGGCAGCTAGACAGGACCGCCGGTGTAGACCAGGGCGCGTTCAGGTACCCGCTATTTGCCGCTGCGTCAGACAATCATTTCTATGACCACGAAAAGGGCTTTGTGTACGACAACCTCACGCCATACGCAGAAAGCGGACCCATATCCATAGGCAATGGTGACCAGATTGCGTGCGTCACCGAGATGATCCCGGACGAAAAGACCCAGGGCGATGTCAACGTAACATTCAAGACCAGGTTCTATCCTAACGATACCGAAAGTTCACATGGCCCGTACTCGATGTCTAATCCTACCAGCATGCGGTTCAGTGGCAGGCAGGTAAGGCTTAGGGTTGAGGGGCAAAGGTTGGCAGATTGGCGCGTTGGTGTTAATCGGCTCGAGGTTGTCCCTGGAGGCAGGCGTTGAGCGAATATATACCACAACCTGGCGGTAACACCTGGCAGACCTGGGCGAACAGCCTGAACAGGTATCTAGGGCAGATCAGGTCCAAGCTTAGGCAGAAGACCGTGGACGAGTCGGCCTCTGAGGACGGCGTAATCCTGTGGGACCGGCAGAACAAGTACCCGGTTGTCTCAAAAGATGGCGAGTACGTTCAGATAATCCTAGAGGACGGAAATGCCGAGTTTGAGATAAATACCGATGTTACTGCAGCCTCGCCTAATACTGCATACCCGATATCCTCATGGACTACCGTAGTCACGAATGGGATATCAATAGGCACGCCGTCATCAAGAATTGTGTTTGAAGACAGCGGTGAGTTTCTTGTTTCCTTTTCGGCGCAGATTGAGTCATCCTCTGCGGCAACGGTGAATTTTTGGTTCTGGGCGTTAATTAATGGATCTGACCCTGATGGCAGGACCATCAAAGCCTCACTGCATAACAACGGCGCGACCATTGTTGTTTCCAGGTCAACCATTTTGGCCATAAATGCTGGCGATTACCTGGAGGCAATGTGGGCAACAGATAATATAAGCGGATACATTACTGCGGCAGCCGCAACGGCATTTGCCCCGGCTACCCCGGCCACAACATTATCTATCGCAAGGATACATGGATAAGGTTTACAACATAGAAAGATGCGAGGAGTGGATCAAATCCGCACTTGAGTACAGTGGCGGCACGCACGACATAGATGATGTTTTCCGTGCTATACTCGAAGGAAGAATGCAACTATGGCCAGCCGAAGAGGGCTGCCTAGTAACAGAACTATTGTTATATCCCAGGAAGAAGGTGCTGCACATATTCCTGGCCGGCGGCGAGATGAATCAGCTGACGGACATGCACCATGATGTGATTGAATGGGCCAGGGCGCAGGGATGTACTGCCCTGACCCTGTCTGGACGCAAAGGATGGTCCAGGGCGCTGGCGAAGTTTGGATGGGAAGAGAAACTGGTAAATTTATCAAAAGAGATCTGATATGAGCGGTGGAAAAGGCGGCAGCCAGACAACACAAGTAGAAATCCCACAGTGGCTGTCAAACGCAGCACAGGCTAACCTGGCGCAGGGCCGTGATGTCTCTAGGATTGGATACACTCCGTACTATGGCCCCGAGGTCGCAGCACTAACCCCGACTCAGCAGGCCGCCAGGTCCAACATTGGCCAGTTTGCGCAAGCCTTTGGCATGCAGGGCGTTCAAGATATGGCGCTTGGGGCGCCGACAACCTATCAGGGCGGTATCCAGGGATACTCTTCAGGTTCACTTTACGACCAGGCGGTGCAGGAACTTGCCGCAAGAAGGCCGGGGCAGTATGCGGCTATCCAGCGTCAGTTTATAGATCCATACGCGGGTCTGAACCAGACAACAGCTGGCGGTAGCAGCACATCATATAAGCCTTACATGGACCCGTATGCTTCCTATTTCCAAACACCCAGTTACGACACCTCTGGCATGCCATCAGTTCAAAACGCAACTGAAGCTGAGATTTACGCCAATGCAGCGGCCGGGAATGCACAAACCTTACAGCCAGCCAACATTGCATTTAATGGCCAGGTTTACAATCTCAACGACCCGGCACAGGCAGAAGCCTATAGGATTGCCTATGCACAATCTCAGGGATTGCCAAATGAACAACAGGGTATAAAGCCATCCGCAGCTGATGCCATTGCCGGTTTGAAAGGCGCAGCTGATTGGAAAACCATCAGCAAGCAGGAAAAGATTAACCGGGCGGTCAACTTAGCTAGAACACAAGGCTTAACTGCGCAAGATCTTGCACCAGTTCTCAACTTACCCGCAGCGACAATACAGGGGTATCTGTAATGGCAGGCTCACCAGGAACACCAATCACTCCACAACCGATGACCGCACAAGCCGGCGGTATGGGCGCGGCGAATCCATACTCTGCGTACAGGATCGAGCAAAGATTCGGTAATTACGGCCCGATGGGCGGTATCGCCGGGGGTGTCGCAGAATCCCTGCGCGGCGCAGCAACTGAGATGGGTTACCAGCCCGGCCAGGTCGCAACACCGCTCACCCAGGCAACAGGATACGGCGCCTCGCAGATCGCTGGTGTTGGTCCCGTCACCGCCCAGAACGTACAGGCAGGCCAGTTAGCACAGACCAATCTAAGCCCGTACATGGATCCCTACACCGAGCAGGTAATACGCGCAAATGAACAGGATATTCTCAGGGGAGCCCAGTTAGGTCTGAATCAGCTAGGTGCTCAGGCGCAGGCTGCTAGGGCGTTTGGCGGATCCAGGCAGGCTGTCACAGAGGCAGAACTCGGCCGCAGCGTGGCACAGCAGTTAGCGCAGTCCTCCGCCGGTTTGAGGAGCCAGGGCTTCCAGCAGGCTCAGGCCGCGGCGCAACAGGACATTGCCGCCAGGATGCAGGCCGCACTTGCTAACCAGCAGGCAGGCCTCCAGGCAGGCACAACGACCGCACAGCTAGGCTTGCAAAGTCAGCTGGCAAACCAGGCAGCCATGAACCAGGCCGCCCAGTTTGGTGCCGGCGCATACAACCAGGCGGCAATGCAGAACGCGGCCAACATGCTTGCGGCTCAACAGGCGAACCAGCAGGCCGGTCTTGCGGGATCCGCTCAGAGGCTTCAGGCGGCCGGTCAGTTAGGCGGGTTGTCTAACCTGGGCTTTGGTATGGTCAAGGATATCAACCAGCAGCTGGCGCAGCAGGGGCTCATGGAGCAGGCAATGCAGCAGGCTCTGATTGACGCTGCTAGGACTCAGTACGCTGGATATGTCGGAGCCCCGATACAGGCTCTGAATACACAGCTTGGCGCATACGCTGGATCCCAGACGGGCGAGCAGACTCAGACTACTAGCAAGCAGCCTGGTCTATTTGATTATCTCAGCCTTGGGGCATCTTTCGCATAATGACACCGAATGAAATGATGTTCATGGCGCAGCAGTACCAAGCGCCACAGGGGATGCTACAGGTTCCCAAGCTAGGCTTGTTGTCGGTACCTGACATGAGCGCCAGTTACACTGATATGAGCGCGTCTGATGAGGAAATACGCAGAAGGCTAAAACTAGGGCCAACTGATAAAATCACGCCAGAAATGAGAATGCAGGTAGCCGGTGAAAGGCTGAAAGAAATACCGGGTAACATTATGTCGGTGCCGGGTAATGTGATGGATGCAGCCGGATCTTTTGCGACAGGCATATTAGATTTTTTTAGGTGAAGAGATGACCCCAGAAGAATATCAATACCAAGTGATGATGGATGAAAGGAACCGATTTAATCAGGGGCAGCAGGCACCTGCTCCAGTAGGTCCACGCGCCCAGGGTATTGTTGGCGCCATTGGCGGTCTTCTTGGCGGGTTAGGTCGCGCTGTCGGTCCAGGCCTGCAGCAGGCATCTCGCGCAATCTACGGCGATGACGAAATAACTAGGCTCAGAAGGCAGAATGCTTTCCAGGCCATGACCCTGAACCCGAATCAGGCGCTGATTGCTGCAAATCAAAGGCAAATGGAGTATTTGCAGGGACAGGAACTTCTGAAAGGCCAAGCAAGCAGAACTGCTCAGTGGCTTAGAGGTATGAAAACAGATGTTGCCAATAAATATGCTAATTACTTAGAACAGAACCCGGATGCCGATGTAGCAAACGTCCTAAAAATGTGGGATGACGAAAGGAAAGAAAGTTCCACAGAGACGGAAACAATTAGAACAAGAATCTCAGAGGCAGCGGCATTAGGATTCCTCCCAGGCACCGATGAATATAATAAATATATTGCTGAAGG